TGCTGAGAAAGCCGGTAAACTTAATCCTAGCAATCAACCTTTGGGTCCTGATATGGAGGATTCTAAATTCCCTAGAGTTGATTTTGAGAACGCAGTTCGTAAAGCTTTAGAAGCAGGAGTAGATAGAGATACTCTCCATAAGATAATTGACTGGAACTAACTCTTGCATGCCCATACCTAGAAGCCCTTGGCAACCGCCAGGGGTTTTTTATTGTACATCCTTTCTGTAAAACCTACCTTGAATATTATCGTTATAGGAGTCTATGTGTAGAACTTTGTAGTGCATTTGCCAATAAACCTCATAGTAGGTTAACTGTTTCTTAGAAAAACAAAGCTGCAGGATTTCTCTAGTGAATATATTATCACCAAATTCCTTTCTTTCTTGGTTCAAAAGCTTGTTACTACCATGATAGGAAAGCCAGTCAGATTCCTTAACCACCTTACGTTTACGTGGGACGCGCCCAGGTTTGTCCCATTCCGCGATCTCTTTCTTGGTTAATGCTTTATTGGTATTGTTAAAAAGGACCTTTCTGCCTATATAGAATTTGTTATTGATAATATTGGTCACCTTATAGATAAAGCCAACGGCGCCCTCAGGAAAATCTTCTATTGAATTAAACTCTCTAGTGACCCCTAGAGGATCAAAATATAACCATTTATTCATACTTTGTTTTTAACTATCCCATCTTACTACAAAAGTCATATCTGTATTTTCTGGAATTGGATATGGGGTTGATAACTTTCCTACTACCAATAATTCATCTTTATCGTTATATAAACCTATAGTTGTGGCATAAGGATGGAAGTCTGAACCTGTTACAGCATCTATATATGATCCCGTTCCTGTTGATTTTACGGCACTAGGATTCTGTGTATAATTAAAGTCGTTTTCATTTACACGGCATCTTACTTCATTCTGATAAATAGTAGTCTCTGCACTTAAAGACATGGTAAATGGAGAATATGAAACAGTTTGCCTGCTTAAAATTAGATTGTTTCCATTTTCTGCTAATAAAAATGAACTATCTTCTGCAAGTAAAAAAGTCGCTAATTCCATATATTATAAATATTTCCCTAAATAAGATTCCTTAACATCTTCCCACAAGAATCTTGTTACAGGTTCATTATAATTATCTTGATAAAAATATGGGCCATCCTTAGGAGTCAAATAAACTATATTATTAGACTTCATAGATAGATCAAAATCTAAAAATTGATTTTTGTTTAAAGACTCTTTTATAGATTCTAGAAGAGTATCTACTGATTTTTCATTAGGTATTATCATGCAATGCATAGACAGCATGTAGTATACTCTATAATATTGATCATTAAAATTCTCTAATTTCATATTAGGTTTATATCCACCTGTTTCATATAAACTTCCTCCCAATAAAATAAAGTCTGCTTGATTAGGTATATCAATAGAATCTGGCAGGGATTTTATTATAGCCATATCATCATCCATAGATATAAAAGGATACTTGCCTATCTCTTTTGCTATAGAAAGAAGCTTAATAACTCCTAAACCTATTCTATTTTGCCTTAACTCTGATTCTGCATTGTTGGAGATTCTAATAGCATTTACACCTAAATCTTTTATTAGCTTTTCCATCCTCTCTTTTCTTTCTGTATATCCGTCAAAATTAAGATAATAAAAAGGGATGTCTTTAAAATTTACCAACATATATTGCCTCCTCTTATATCAAATACAGAATCTTTGTTTGTTAACATTTCTGTTTTATATTTTTCTATCTCTAGATTAGGATTTCTTGTTTCTCCAATTCCCCCTTTGTCACTAATATCAAACATAAATTTTTCACAAGGTACAGTATAAGGAGGATTAAAATGAAAGTATGTATTTATATAACTCTCATCATTACAACCAGGTTCATAAGGAATTTTTTTATCTTCTATTTGCCACTCTCTTAGAGTGCTACAAAAATTTAACACCATTTCTTTTTTTCCTCCAAAAAAAGCACCGTAGTGATAAGTATAAGCAAGTTGACTATCTAATGGCACATAAGCTTTAGATTGAGGATTTCTATCAAATCCAGCGCCATCTTTTAACCAAGTTCTATTACCATAATGCTCGCCTCCAACAAGATCTCCTAAAAACCAATCTTCTGTAAAATCTCTACTAATATTAGTATCAGCATCGAAGTAGTATAAATAATCACTTTTACATTCAGACAAAGATATAATATTTTTGAATTTATCATTTGTCCCTTCTACCCAATTACTATGATAGACTTTAAAAAATTCAATATCTATATTATCTGATACATAAGACTTGGGATCTGTATCTGAAAAGAAATAAAACGTTATATGACTATTCCCTTTATAATGATGTATAAACTTTTTTATAAATCGAATGCCTAAAACAAAATATGCGTTTGTAGCTAGTATAACTATTCCTATATTAGGCATGATATTTTTTCTGTTTCTTTTATTTCTTGATAGTACATATAACTTGCGGTTCCCTCTTTTATTCTAAGATCTAAATTATATGGAAGAGACTCTCTATAATTAGCTTTATAAAATTTACTACCACAACTACAAGTTACTCCTGCGTTATGAAAGAGAGTAACGTCATTCCATCTATCAGTTAAATCTGTAGCCCAACAAAAATCCATTTCTGAAACTACTTTAGTTTGATTTCCTCTAATCCAACCATTCCATAAAACTGCCCACATATCAGCACACCATATTTGTAGTTCATGATAATCTGGCATTGCTCTTACTTTTTCAACATTTATTTGAGTTATTTCTCTGTATAAATTTTCACAGTCTATTTCTACTTTTTCCCAATATTCAGAGTCTATGTTTTTAAGTATATATTGAGCACCTCCTGAATCACTATTCATAAGTTTTGGTATAATTGGATTCATCCCAACTATTTCACACATCTTAGCATAAACATCTTCTCCTTTAGAAATAATATAGTCGTAATTTATATAACTATTTGTATTACTAAGATACCATATATTATCATTTAAAAACTTAGACCAATCAGGAGTTTTGGTAAATACTATATCACAATCATGATAGAATATAGCTTCTTCTTTTAATTCTGGATAGGCTTTAAAATGCTGCTTTAATATATTGGGCCTAATAGAAGATATATAGTATATCGGTTGCGATCTAGTATCTTGGTAAAAGAAAAAACGAACAGAACTATAATGTGAAGCTAGTTTATTCCATGCCTCTATAACCTCAGGTTTACTTGTATTATCATTAGGATTCCAAGCAACCAAAATATCAATATTATTTGGGTTTATACCATGCTTAATAAAGTTATTGATCATAACTTCAACTTGCCAGGCATAATAAAGAAGTCTAGGTTGGGCACAAATATAACGTAAATTTTTCATAACAATTTTATTTTATCTATTAACAAACTCCTTGGTTATCACCATTCATTGTAAAGTAATATGTTCTATTTATATTAGTTAATGCAGACCAAGTACATGCAGTGCTTGTAAATGAAGGACAGGTTGATGTATCTCTAGCAGACTGCCATGTATTATTTACATTACCTGCATCTGATATCTTAATAGATAGACTAGATCCTTGTTGAACTGTTACTACAGCCCTTTGACTACATGTAGTGTCTGTAAACGAAGATCCAACATTAGTCCAACTAGATCCTCCATCAGTAGAATACGCAAATTGAACAGATGGGAATGTACTTGCTGCTGGATCTTGTCTTGCATATAATGTTATATTAACATCTCCTACTGTAGTTGTTGTAGTTGTAGTACTAGTAGTTGTTGTAGTAGTTGGAGGCGCTGTAGTAGTTGTGGTTGTAGTACTAGTTGTTGTTGTACTAGTTGTACTAGTCGTACTTGTGGTAGTCGTAGTTGTTGTCGGTGGTTCCGTTGTTGTTGTACTAGTTGTACTAGTGGTTGTAGTAGAAGGACCTCCCGATGTTGTAGTTGTGGTTGTAGTACTAGTTGTTGGTGCAACAGTAGTTGTAGTAGTAGTCGTACTAGTAGTAGTTATTATTTCATCTATTAAAGTATACTTATAACTTAAATTAGTTATAACTATTATTCCTTGACTATATAAAATATTTCCTACATGAACATTACCATTATTTGAATCTAATATATTTCCATTTCCGTCATCAATTAATCTATAATTTGATGCTTCTATTACCAAAGATTTTCTACCTATATTTTCTCCAAAAACAGTTCTAGGTATAGCCATTACAGTAATTTCTGAACCTGGATCTATAGGAAAATATCTATAATCATTATCAGAAGTTCCTGTTGCAGCTGTAGATTGTAAAGATGGATCCCAATAACTTGCAGAGTTTAATAAAGATCCTGTAATATATTCTTGATAATAAAGTTGCCTTACTAAAGCATAATTAAGGAATTGTATAGAACTGCTATCAAATGAAGTATTTACTCCTCTATTAAGTGTAATACCGTAATCATATGCAGATGAACTGTAATATGTTGCCGAGTATTTCAGTTTAATAGGATATGTAGAAATATCTGATCTGTCCAGTGTATTTTTTGACAATCCCATTTATAAACTATTATAGTAGTTTTACTACCAATCTAATTTAACCCTAATTAAAGCCTCTTTAGTAAAGTCTTTTGTAAGTGGTTTAGAAAGCTTTGCTACAGCTAATAATTCATTATTGTCATTATACAAACCTACGCTAGTTGGATAAGTTTGAGGACTATTAATGAAGTTAGAATATATTAAAGTTCCTGAACCAGATATAAATGAAGGATTCGTGCTATAATTATATTCAGCATTTTTTATTCTAACAAAGACATAATCAGACGATATTGTCTCTTGAGAATTTAATTGAAAACTTGCACCATTTATAAGTAACTGTACTATACTCTGTTGATTTGCAGATGTAGCAGCATTAGTATTTGCTGTTTGTAAAGAAAGAGCAACCCCGCCATTGGCAAATGGTAGAGAGAGTGCACTAGGGTTAAGAACAATTAATCCCATGTCAGGTAAAAATAATCCGTAGCTTCCAGATGCAGTATATCCTTTTGCTGTAGCTCCTGTAACTAATGCAGTATTTGCGGCTGTTCCATTAGAACCTGAGATAATATCAAATACCCTACCTCCATCTACATATGTAATTGTAGTAACATCATTAGAATTGTCTGTCAATACAATTTTTCCTGCGCTAGAACTAAGAGCTAAATTAAATGTTCCAGGGAAAAGAGATTCTTTATATCTATTTCTATCAATAGGTATAGCTATTAAATCTAAAGATGAAGTATTTCCAGAACCAAAATTAACTGCACTTTCTGCATCTCCGTAAATTAAATTCCTATATTCTCCAAATGTGATTCTTGTTGGAGTAGTATAAGGAACTAGAGGATTCAAAGCTGCTGATCCTGATCCTAATTTATGCCCATAGGCAATTGAAAACTGTACTGAGGAAGTTGCTGCTGAAACGTCAGCATTATAAACATCTAAATAATAACTTCCTGTATTAGAAGCAGATGCAGTATAAAATGAAGTAAGTATGGTAGCACCGTTACTCCAAGCCGGAGCAACTACCGAATCTGAAGATACTACAAAATCTGTTGGATCTAATCTTGTAAATGACATGTCTTAATTTATTATTAGTTTACTTTTACAATTGTTACAGGAATACTAATTCTAGCACCAGAATCACGGCCTACAACTACTAATGTAGTATATAAAGACGTATTACTTCCAAACAAAGTATTAACTGTAGTTGCTGTTATATTGATAGAAGTTCCTATCACAGTCTTACTTACATTAGTACCTATAGTGGTAGTGGAGTTCAAGCTAGTAGCTTCAGGAGTATTTATACCAACTCCATTGAAAGAGCTCATTGTTCTAACATCACCTATTGTAGCAACGTATCCGGATTGCTCAAAAGTAGAAGTTGCTCCAAGATAGTTTAATGTTTGAGGAGTAATAGAAAGAGAAGCTCCTTGCTTTAAAGTTATAGAAGTATATCCAAGATCAAGTACTGGAATCTTTGCCGTACCCCTTGGAAGGGTAATTAATTTATACTTCATAATTTCCTGATCATTAGGAAAAGCCTGAAGTATTGGCATAGCTTCAATAGCTTCACCATAGAAAGCAGATCCAGATGGATGGCTTGGATTATAAAGAGTGTAGTCGATCTCATCGTCAGCTAAAGAAAACTGAGTGATTCTAAAAGAACCGTCGTTTCTGGCTAAGAGTTCTCTTCCTTTTTTGGTAAGGATAGCATCTACTACTACTGATGTGCTACTTAAATATGACATATGAAATAGGCTTTTAAATAAATATAATGAATTTGTATTTTTCTATGTTATTGGAAAATTATAGTATTTGTATCTGGATCTATCAAATTTTGCTGTTTTAATGCTTTTATGACATTTCCTGAGTTTTCTCTAACTGTTGTATCTATATACTGAGGAAATAATATTCCGTTTTCTACAATGCTAGAATCTTTAGGATTATATCTAAG